GAAGAGGAGGGCGAGGGAGAGGAGGATGGCAAAGATCATGGCGAGGTCTGCTTTAGTGCGGCGATGGCTTGCGCGGCGGGCGTTTCGAGAGCGGCGATTCGATCGCGGGCGGCCGAGAGCTCGGAGACGAGGCCGGGCGCGCCGGCGGAATCCGCGCGCGCATCCGACGCCACAAGCGCCGGAACTTCCTCGACGTAGCACCAGCGAAGTTTGCCGGGCTGCCAGTCGGCGCAATTCGTGAAACGCGCTTCGATGGTTCGTGCCACGTACTCAGGCTTTGGGGCGTACATCGCCATTACGCCTTTGGCGGTCGCAGTCGTCTCTCCGGCGTTGATCAGCACGATCAGGCGCGAGTCGAACGGCGGTGGCGTGGCGCGGAGAATCATGGCGTCAGGTGGTAACGGCAGCACGGACGCGTGCCTGCTCGTGGCGGTTGAGTTCGGAGTCGAGGAGGCCGCGGACGATCTTCGCGACGTCGGGCTGTGAGCGATCGAGCGAGCCGAGGACCTTGCCGAGCGCAGGCGCGAATCCGCCGAGCGCGTAGCGCAGATACAGCCAGCCGGCGCCGAGCAGGATGGCGAGGAAGCCGAGCCCTATGCAGGTCCAAACGAAGCGGCGCACCATGTCGCCGAGCGCCTTCTCGCGCTGGTAGGCTGCGGCGAGCTTGCCGTTCAGGTCGTCGACTTTGGCGTTGGCAGCAGAGAGCTTGACCGCCTCGCGCGCCGCGCGGACCGCGTCGGCGTCGCGCTGCTTCTCGGCGGCGGAGCGGACGGCAACAATCTCGGACTGGAGATCGGCCACGAGCTTTTCGAGCCGCTGGCGCTCAGGCTCCGGTATGGCGCCGAGCGCCTGTGCCTGCATCGACTCGGCCGATGCGGTGGCCTCGCGTGCGATCTCGACCGGGCGCGACGGCGGCGCGCTGCGAAGGGCGATAGCGGCAACCGTGGTCTCGGACTGCGCGCGGCGGAGTACGGTCTCGCGAGCGACGTCTGCCTTGTCCTCGGCGCGAACCACGGCCTTCGCCTTGTCGGACGACCACGGCGCCGGGATGCGGATGCAGCCGGCCGACATGATGGCGATTGCCGCCGCCACGATTGCGAGCCGTCCGCCGGTCGCAGCGTTGCCGATGATGTCGGTCCAGTTCATTGCGTGGTTGGGTTCTGGTGGTTCATTCCGCCGCCAAGCGGGGAGTAGGAGCGGGATGGCGTGGCGCATGGGGTTAGGATGCAGCCGCCACAACGCTTCCGAGGAGTTGTAGCACCTTTCCGCCGTCGAGCGTGGTTCCGCTGGTCGTAAACACGCTCACAGCGATCTTGTCGGCAGCCGCGACTGTAAGACTGGCAGAGACGCATCGACCATCCCCGGATGCATGCGTGATACCGTTAAGCAGGATTGAAGTCCATCCTACGACTCCGCCAACGGAGTTAAAGCAGCCGTCGGCCGATATGCTCACGACTCCCGCTCGCTTCACCGTCACAGCGAGGCCGTCAGAATCGAGGAGGAACATCCCATCGGGGTCGTGCTTGTTGTAAGAGTACGGGCTTCCGGCTCGCCCGAAGACGCTTGTCATCTGGACAATAGTGCTGGTGTACGCCGTAACTGCTTGATAGTCCGGCGACGACACGTTCGGGAAGTATGCGTATGGAGGGCGCACGGCCTGCGAAGCTGCTGCCGCTGCGCGGTCCGCAGCGGCTTCGATGGTGTTTACCGGAGCCGGAAGCCGCAGCGTCGAGCGATTTTCTCCGAGGTCATAGCGGATGACTATGTTTCCGGCCGGCGTAGGCCCGACAGCACGGTACGCCTGCGACGTGTTAGCGCCGCCGGCCCACACGCGGAACCAGTCGAATCCGTTGAAGGAACCGAGCACGGTAGCGATTGTGCCGGTGGTCCCGCCGCCGAAGTACACCAGCGCAATGTCGGAGTCGGATTTCCGATACCAGCCGAACGCAACGTAGGTTGTCGTCAGAGCTTCATCCAATCGGTATCCGGCCTCGATTTCTAGGTTGGTCGCCGAGGGGTTGCGAATGCGGAGCACGCCATTGGGGGTGTTGTCAGTACCAAAACACACACAATTCGGGAAGGCCACAATTACAGTCGGCTGCTGTGTGTTGGTTACTTTCGTCCAGTTCGCGCCAAGGTCCCACGACACGGAAATATGCGGGTTGTCTTCGGTGCCGTTCCAGTCGCCGGCCGCTATCCAGATAGCTCCGCGCCACTTGTCGTAGGTGCATCCGTGGAGATGCTTCTGGGGCGTGACCGACACGCCGTTGTCGTAGATGATCGACCAAGTGGCGCCGCAGTCTTGGGACAAGTACACGTACCTTGCATCGGTTCCGTATTCGTTCGTTACCACAATGTCGCCATCGTGCCCCCACGCCCACGTTAGGGAAAAGGATTGGGTGTACCCGCTTGACTCCAGCACCTTCGCAAAGGTCGGCGCACCGCTCGCCCATCCTGAAGACCGCCAGACTGACGCCTTTTTGGCTGCGCCCGGATTCTCACCGACGCCGAGGAGCACTTCGCCATCGCTCAACGCACGGAATCCGCTGGGAGTCACGTCGGCGGTGTAAACCTGCGCCCACGTCAACCCATCGTCTGAAGAGACATAAATTGCCGTCCCTGCATTGGCCACGATTCTCCCAGAGCCGTCCATCCCGAGGATGTATTTCTCCTCCGCCACAAGCGTTCCTACTGGCGCAAAATACGGGGTGCCGTGGACTCCACCATGCGCCGCCGCGCTTTCGTTGTGGGCGGCTGTGGCGGCGGCGGCGAGTTCGTACGCCTCGTCCGATGTGACGCCGAAATCGAGCGACACCGAAACAGCAGTCGCGGAAAGATCTGTGCGCCGAATCTCGATCTCTGCCGTGCTCGAAACCGTGTCGATTACGACAGACGAGCCAGCGCCAAGTGCAGTCGTTACGCCTCCGACGCGGTAGTCGATAGAGGCCGCAGACGTGTTGCGCAGCTTGCACACAGCGGCGCTGTATCCGTGAAACGCGACAAATGAGTCTGCGGCCTTGGCTTGGATCGAGTTAAGCATGGTGTGTTAGGTTTGTGCGTGGCGCACGACGATGTCGATGAAGCCGCCGGCGCCAGGACGGCACTCGGCGACGCGGAAAGATTCGGAGGCGTCGGCACGCTCGATAACAGTCCCCTCGGTCGGCAGTGCAGTGAACGCCGAGCGCGCGACGCAAAGGACGGTCTCCATGATGCGCCCGCCGATTCCGTCCGGCACGATCTGCGACGTGAGCGACGCGGAAAACGTAGCCGTCGAACCATGCACGCGGAATCTCTCGCCGTTGCCGGTGTCGCCAGCAAGAATGTCGAGACCGCGAGCGAGTGCTGTGTCGATCATGGAGGCCATGCGTGGTTGCTTCATGGAGCCGCCCGTGTGGGCGAGCGGCTCGGGGTAGCGACCAAGATCAGGCGGACAGGATCAGCACGGCGGCGGCGCCATCGGCGACCGCGGCGCCAAACATGACATCAAGGCTCATGTAGTCGGTGCGCGTATTCACGTCGACCCACTCATTGAGCTGCACAGTGAGGCCGAACGGCAACACGAGGTTCGACTGGCGGGTGAGTCGGCTGCGCACGCCCTCGGACATCACCGGAACGTCGGTATAGATCGCCATGAACTCTGGCCCGCAGCCGATGCCGTAGGTGTTGGCGGTGGCGCCGGTCCACGTGGTTTGATGATGGATGCCGTCGAAGCCGAACGCTCCGCGCGCACCGAGGTCGAACGAGTTCTTGTCGCTCGGGGCGAGCTGCGCGTAAGCGGTCGAGTCGAGAATCAAGTGCTTCTCGGACACCTTGCCGAGCTTGCCCCAGATGCTCTTGGCGTTGGCGGCGGCGAACGAAGCCTGGGCGACGACCTCGTTAGTGGTCGAGATCGAGGCATCGAGGATCTTCCCGGTCACGACAGCCATGATGTCATCAGCGAACTGATTCGCCGCGGCCTTCGCGAACATCTCCAACTTGATGCGCTGATTGAGTTGCGCGCTCGTGAGGTGGATCGGCTTCGAATAGGCGTCGACGGTCACGGGGAGATTCCCGGTAACGGTGTCGCCGCCGATGAAGGTGGTCGGATTCTTCACCGTCGAGCTAGTCGACGAGATGATCGGAACCTGCACGTTTTTGGTCTGCTGGACCGGAGCAATGCCTCCGTCGTTGAAGTCGCGGGTGTACGCGGCGAACGGTGCGAAGCGATTGGATAGGACGTTGATGACGGCGGTGCTGACGGTATCTTGCAGAAGGTCAGCGTCGATGGTGTTGGCCATGGTATATTCCCTCTAGTGTAGTTTGTTTTTGGTTGTGATTATTCCGCCGCGCGGGCCGCGTGGATGGCGTCGGCGTTCGCGGCGTAAAACTTGCGGCGCTCATCGCCGGTCTTGTTGCGGTACTCGGCGAGGATCGCGGCGCCTGACTGGTCCTTGCCAACGGCAGCGGCCTTGAACGGGGGCGCACCGGCGGCCGGCTTCTGCGTCGGCTTGAAGCTCGCCAGGATCTTGCGGCCTTCGGCGGCATCCTTGATGATCGCGTCGACGATCATCGGGCGAATGGCATCAGGCACTTCGGCGCTCGCGGCGTATCGCTCAACCTCGGCGATGGCGGACGCGCGCACGAGGTCGGCGGCTTCCTTCTCCTTGGCGGCGAGCGACGCACGGAGCGTGGCAATCTCGGCGGCAGTGGTGGTGGCGGTGGAAGCGGTGCCCGAAAGCTCCGCGATCTTGGCGAGGATTTCGGCCTCGGTGGCCGTCTCGGGAAGGCCGAGAGCTTTCGCAATTTCGATCATGTTTTTTCGTGCCGTGAGCGACGCGGCAATACGCTCGATTTCCTGAAATGCCGGCGTGTTGACGAGTGCGCCAATCGGGCCGACTGCGGGGATCGCCGTGACCTTGCCGGACTTGTCGGCGAAGAACTCAGGCGAGAAATACGAATACACGCGGCCAGATACGGCGGCGGCACCGGCGGCGGTCCACTCGACGCGGAGCCGGATTCCATCCTGCCAGAAGAACTCCGTCGGGATGGCTGCCGCCTCTCCGCGGGCGTGGTCGAAGTCGATGTACGGGCGCGACGCCTTGCCGCTGTCAGCCAGTGCGCGCGCGGCTTGGAGTTGCTCGTTGAGCTGCGCGGCAAGATCAGAAGTAACCTCGATCCGCATTTCCGCCGGCTCATCGTCGCACGAGCAGAATATCGAATGCGCGCCGGCCGGCATCCATTCGATGGAGTCGGGGAGCGCAGCCGGATCTTGCGCGACACCAGCGGGGGAGAATGCGCGAATCAGGTTTTTCACGGTGCGGGCGGCGCGTCCTTCGGCGCGACTGGCGGCTTCGGCGTGATGTCGAAAATAGACGCGATGGTGTCGGCGGATACGGCCGGGAACGCGGCACGCGCGATGGCCTTCGCGGACTCGCGCGGCAACTCGCCGGTAGCGACCTTGAGCGCGATTTCCACGAGCGCAGTGACCTGCGCGCCGTTGAGCGCGGCGGCCTGCACGTCGCCCACTTCGGCGAGTGCTTTCTGGTCGACATCTCCGGCTCCAGATTCCGTGACCGGCGCTACATTGGCGGCAGGCGCATCAACACCGAACAGCCGCTTCACGAGCAGCGCGTTAACCTGCTCAGGCGTGAGCGCAGGATTTATCTCCAGCATCTCAGCACGAAGCGTCGCGACGTGAGCCGTCCCGCTCGCGCCGTACATGCCGCAATACTCATCAACCGTGGTCGCGCCGCTGGCGATGTCGGCGCGGTCCTGCGCGCTTGTGCGCCCGTCATCGACGGTGAGTTTGCGCGGGAATTGGTGAGTGACGTTGCGCCAGTCCGACGGCCTGCCTGGTTCAAGAACCTTCGAGTTCTCGACAAAGTATTCCCACGCCTGCTGTTGCCCGCACGCAACGAGCTGTTGCCATTGCTCGATGACACGCTGTGCGCTCGCAAGGTCTCGGCGTGTATCAGCGCCGCCGACCTTGAGCTGCAAGAACGCGCTCGGCGGCATGTCGCCGGCGAGGCAGAAAATCCCGAGAAGAAAGTCGATGAACCCTTGCCACGCGGTGCTAGGCCGCTGAGACACGACCTGCTCGTATTTCTCGTCCAGGTCGAGGACGAGGCCCTCCGGCCCGACGACTTGTTGATAGTATGAGTCCGGGCGCGACGGGTCGCCAGTCGGAGCAGCCTCGCCGATGCGACGTGCGCGCGTCGGCATCTGCCCGCCCTTGCGGTTGATGACGTCGACAGTCTTTCCGGCGGCCTTGCTGGCGGCCTTCTCGATGTTGATGATCTCGTCGACGTCGCGCGCGGTATTGATCGCGGCGGCGAACAGCGGGACACCGCGACGCTGGCCCGGGCGCTCTTTGCGGAAGTAGTGCGTTACCTTGTCGGCTGGATACCACTCTTTCGATACCTCGCCCTCCTTGACCTTCTTCGCGCCAGCCGGGACGTAGTAAATCGGGCGACCGACGTCGGTGCAGATGATGTCCTCAATCTGGTGCGCTTCGAGAAGCTGAAGCGATTCCTGCCCGTCGATTTCGTCGTTGGTCTTGAGGTCGAAGCACTCGCCGTCGACGATCATCGCGCGAACAATCGCCTGTTGCCGCGCCGGCATCTGGTCGACGCGGGTGATGTCGCACCGCTTCGCCCAAAGCGCGTATTCAGCGGTAGCGCGCTTCGACCATTCTGGCGTTGCGCTCGCCGACGTGGACATAATGCCAGTCCCAACAATCAGCGTCACCAACCGCTTGACCGCGCCGGAGTACACCGCGCTGTTGCAGTAGAGGTATCGCGAATGCTTCCGTAGTTCGCGGAGGACATGCGGCGTGAGATCCTTCGTTGCGTCCTGGACTGCGTGCGTGATGATGCTGCGGTTGCGCGACCACACGGCAGCGTCGTATCCGGCGGTGATGCGAACAGGGGCGCCGATCTGCGCCGGTGCCACTGACTGCGCCTTGGCCTTCCGTCGGCTCTTGGCGCTCATCGGAAGCCCTCCGCGCTGCTGTTGTCGAAGCGGTAGCAGTCGGCGTCCTCGCGGATTAGCGCGAGCGCAACAGTAGCCGTCGCAGCGTCCGCCCAGTCCCGCGCCTCGTTGATATAATCGAGCACCGCGGCGGGCGTCCATCCGGCGAAAAACTGGAACTGCACGCTGGCGCCATTCTTCGCCGTCGAGAGCACAGCGCTACCCGACTGCATTGACTGAATCGCTGTAGTCGCAAGCGCATCCAGAAACGCATGCCGAAGCTCGGCAGTGGCCCCACCTACGCGGAATAGGTGCCGGCAATATTCGCGACGGACTGCGTAGGTGGTCCCCACGCATCACAGCGTGAGAACCCGCCGCGCTCATTCCACGCAACCGTCAGGCCGCAATCGAACCGTCGCGACCATCCTGCGACGCAAGCGAACGCGGGGAGAAGTCCGGGTTCTCATACCACCACGCCATGACATCCGAAACCGTTGCGTAGTAGCCGACGCGCTTGACGCCGGCTCGCATCATCGAGCGGATGAATCGGGCCGACACCACGATCCCGTGGCGCGCGTTGATCTCCGCGGCTAGCTCCTTTGGTGTTAGTAGTTTCTCAGGCTGCATTTTGTGTTTCGTTCTCTGCGGTTTCTGTTTGTTGAGCTGGTAGATTGGAGACGCCGGCCATAAAGGCGGCGGCGAGTGCGTAGCGTTCACAGTCCCATAGGTGTTCACCTTGTTTTCCGACCGTGACCCACGCCTTTTTCCGGTCGTCGAACTGGCGCGCGGCCATCTGCGCGAGGTAGAAATCCGGCGCGTCCTTCGGCACCGTCCATCCGTCTAGCTTCCCGCCACGGGCGCGCGCGAGCATTCCAGTCGTGAGGACCTTCGACACCGACAGAACCTCCGTCCATGAGTTCACCGAACCCGGGAGCAAGTAGGCAGGGGAGAATCGCGTCGGGACAGGTCCGTTCATTGACCAAGCCGCGATGACCTTTTCGCCGTCGACGAGGAACCCGTCACGCGCGTCCGTGCCCTTGATCGCGAACCAGCCCCACAGGCAGCAATGCGCATAGGTGTCATCGGTCTTGTGTCCCGAGTCTACGAGCACGGCAGTGTCTAGGATCGCGTGCCGCATCTGGAACGCGCGCACCGCCTCCCATGTTTCGAGCCGCTCGCACGCATAGAGCCGGCTTCGTCCGTCCTTTGCGAAAAGCCGCACGAGCACCCAGAAGTGCGTCTGCTGCACGTCAACAAGCATCAGCCGCAACGCCTCATCCTGCCACGCCTCGCCCATCTTGTAATCACCGGCTGTATCCGCGATTCGGATCGACGGCGGCTCATCTGCCCACGGAAGTGCCTCCTTCTTCTGCCGGAACTCTTGGAGTAGCACCGTGCGGCCTCGCTTGAGCGCGGCCTGTGCGTGCAGGAACTCGACCGCAATCTGTCCGAGCTGGGCGAAATCGGACGCGATGCAGTTCCAGTGGAATGACCAGTGCCGCGGCATGGCGTCTGCCGCCGCCTCCGTGTAGCGCCCGCCTCGATTCACGAGGATTGCGTTGCTCGCGCTTGCCGGAATCCGCTGCACGCACAACGGGCACTCGTAGGCGGCCGACTCGGCCACGCGCCGCAAATCCCACGTGCCATCCTCGCGCTTCGCCGCCGCGTCCCACTTCACGCCGCCAGACTCGCCGTGCCTGCCGAACGACCAGCGCGGAACGTGGAGCCGGTGGCAATGCGGACACTCGATCTGCCACTCCTGCCGCGTGCCCTGCCGCCATGCCGTGTCTGTCTCGTCGCCCTCAAGTGAGCCGGTCGAAAGCTCAAGGATTGTGCGATTGTGTGAGAAGCGCGTAGTGCGCTTGTCGATCTGCGCCGACATACCCGGCTGATATTGCCACGTCTCATCTTTCACGACGTGCCGAATGTGCTTCGATTGCGCGTTCGTCTCGTTCGCGGCCTGCACGAGAAACGACATATGCGGAAAATGAATCGCCTGGGTTCGCTTCGCGTGCTTCGCCATGAGCGCGAACCAGCGCGCCACACGCGGGCAGACGGCGAACATTCGATGGAGCCGAGTCTCGGCGAACTCCTTGGCCATCTCGTCAGTGTGCGCGAACCACGCCGTCAGCCCGGGCGCGTTGTCCACAGCCCACGCGCAAAACACTTCCCCAATCGTCGACTTTCCGCCAGCCGCCGGACCTGTGATGGTCACGCGCCGCGGTCCCTGCTGGCCAAGTACGCGCAACGGCTCAATAATCCACGGCGTCAGCGACGGGTCAAACGGGCCAGGCCACGGCGACCACGAGCCGACAATGATGTTGTCGCGCGCCCAATCGGCGATCTCGCGCCTATCTTGCGGGCGGAATACGTCGGCGGCGGCGGCGGCTAGTGCTGCGTCTGCGTTCATGGCTGGGAGATTGCTGCGTAGGCGGCGTCGAGTGCCTCGCTGATTGCAGCCTCGATCACCTCGGCCGGCTGCCCAGCGCACCGCGCCGGCAGGTCAACACGTAGCTTTGCGTCGAGTTGCGCGCGCACCTTCGCCAGCGTGCTCTTGTACGCAGCCAGCACCTCGGACTTGCGCCACAGCTCGCCGGCCTCGATTTCGTTCGCGCGCTTCTCGCCCAGGTGTCGCTCGGTGAGTAGCTCGATCTCTTTGCGGATTTTCTCGGCTTTCAGGTCGCGCGCCTCGGGATTGCCGACGCGGATGTTTTTCTCGCGCCAGCGCAGGTAGCTCTCGGCGCTACCTCGCGGCGCACCCTTCGCCCAGTCCTTGCGG